AGTGCGGAACAATTTGAAGGAATGTCAGAGGATGAAATATTCCAACAATTACAAGCAAATCCTCAAATGATGAACCAGATGCAAGGAGAAGAATAATGTCTATCGCTAGAAGAAGAGTCAGAAGAATGAAGGTAAAAAGGAAAAGGGCTGATACAGAGAATAGAAAACCTTTTATGACAACGAAGACTAGAACCGCCCAAGTTAAAGATGGCCCACGAAAAGGTGAGTGGAGAAAACGAAAAACAACAAAGCTTAGAGTTGGTAAGGCAGGGATAATTGCTAGTAAATCTACAGATACAAAAGTAGGTAAAGCTAAAAGAGGTGATGTGGTTAAGAGGGTGGTAAAAAGCTATAACCCACCAGGTAAACGTAGAAAATATAAGATAACAACATACCGACAACAGAAAAATAAAGACAGACTTACAAAAACAGTCACGAAATCATCAAAAAATAGCCCTGTTACTTCAAAGAGTATACCCAAAAAGAAGATTGATAGATTAAAGGAAGCCTACCGAAAAGTTATGCGAAAGAAAAAACGTAAAAAATACTAACTATTAGGTTGAATCCCATTGATAATTAATAAAAAAACAAACACAGGAGACTACAAATGTCAGATGAAGTCTTAACCAGTTATTCTGGTGTAAAACTTTCTCAAGATGAGGCAAATACCCTAATGGGTATTGAGCCTACTCAACCTGTGGAGCAAGCTAATACGGGTGAGGAACAACCCCAGGAAATTGAAGTCTCAGAGAAGGACCAATCGATTCCAGAAAGTGAACCACAAGAAGACTCACAAGAGATAGAGGTTCTTGAATTAAATGGCGAGGAATATGACCTTGACACTATTCAAGAAGCACTTGAAGCTTTCAACAATAAAGCCGAATGGCAAAAGTCGAATACGGAAAAGTCGCAAGAGATTAGTGCTGGAAGAAAAGCTTTAGAAGCTGAACAGAAAGCATGGTCGGATATACGGAAAAATGAAGATGCAATGGAAGCGTTAAAGGATATACTGGATGATGACCATCCATTATTTTCTGATACTGTGAGTGAAGCGGAAGAAGAACCGATACAGGACACGAAGAATTCTGATGTAAGAATTCAGGAGTTGGAAGAAAGGTTAAACGAGTTAACGAAGGTAGCCGAGCAGGAACGTCTTGACATTGAAGCCGATAAGCAGGTTCATGCCGACCTTAATAAACTCAAGCAAAGTCACCCCGAACTAGAAGACCAAGAAATGATGGATAAGGTAATTAATACTGCCATCGAAAAAGGCTTTACTGGTATTAATGGTTTAGAGGATGCATTTGTTTTAACCTATCATACAGCATCTGAGGATAGTGCTTTTAAAACCGCAGTAAATCGAGCGAGGAGTGCAAAAGCTATGAAGAGTATCCCTGAAACAGAAGGTACTGTAAAGGGCCAACATACCGAGCCACTTACAAAAGCTGAAAGTTATAAGGATGCTAGGCAAGATGCACTCAAAAACTACAACTTCTACGAATAGTAGAATAGGAAGTAAAAAAGGAATAAGAAATGTCTCTTAATTATGACAGTTTAACGGCTGTGACTCGTGACAAGTTCATTCCTGTCCTCGTAGACAACATATTTAACTCTAATATCTTGACATTCAAGATGTTAAAAAACTCTGAGCCTGTAGCCTCTGGTAACAAAGTTCTTCAGCCTATTGAATATGCTAAGACTGGTTCCAAAGGTTTCTACAATGGTTATGATGTATTAGATACAACTCCACAAGAGTTGTTTACTGATGCATCTTACGATTGGGTTCAGTGTCACGCCAGTATTACTTATTCTGGCCGTGAAGAAGCGTTAAATAGCGGATCCGAAAGGGTTATTGATTTGATTTCTGCAAAGGTTAAAAATGCAGAGAAATCATTGAAAGACCTGTTTGGTTCTCAGTTGTACTCCGATTGTACAGGTTCTGCTGTCACTACTCCAGCAGATGCAGAGAAAGATGGCTTTTTAGGCTTACAACATATTATTAAAGCAGACCGTAGTTTAGGTGGTATTGACTCTACTACTTACACATGGTGGGATGCACAAGTAGCGGCTTTTGGTTCATCTACTTATAATACGGTTGCAGCAACCTCTGGAGCTAATTCAATTGGCCGTGAGATTCGTGAAATGTATGGTAAATGTACTGTTGATAACGATGTCCCTGACGTCATCGTCACCACTCAGATTATTTTTGATGCGTACGAAGAAAGTCTGGCAGCACAAAAACGTTTTGGTGCATCCGACTCTGCTTTAGCAGATGCTGGCTTTACCAATCTGTTATACCGTGGTACACCCGTGGTTGTTGATGACCATTGCCCTGCTGGACATATGTATTTCTTGAACACTAAATATCTGAAATTCAGACATCATGGTTCAAGAAACTTTGCCTTTCAGGGATTTAATAAACCCGTTAACCAAGATGCGTCTGTAGCACATATCCTTTGGCTAGGTGCTTTGACCTGTTCAAATCCAAGAATGCTTGGAAAGTTGACAGGCGGACCTACATCTTATTAATTGGAGGTCTTAAATGGCAATATCACAAACAAAAGCTGATAAAAAATCTGTAGGCTCAATATCGAAAGATTCTAGTGGCCTATCGATATTCTCATTAGGCGGAATTGATTTCGCTACAGGTACTGGAGCCCCTACGGCTGGTGCAAGTGGTGAAATGAAAGCAAGTCCAAAAGGTTCAATGTATTTAGATACAGCACAACCTGACTTGTACTGCAAAACTAGTGCCGCTGGTGCTAATTTGACATGGGAAAGAGTTTCAGCCCAAAGTTGATAACTAAATAAAGTGATACGGTTAATCCCCAGTCTTCGGGCTGGGGAACCGTTGAAGGAAAATGACAGCAACAGAAATGACAACATTGTTGGGTCTGAGATTAGAAGACACAGCAGAAGCAAACTTTACGGCAGCAACAAAACTTAGTGCTTTAAATGTGGCACAAAGAAAAGTTGCTAACCTATTAGATGAAACATACCTAACCGAATTAGAGGTTAGAGATGCTGTTACCACGAATAATACTGCCATAACGAATGGTTATATTACATTAGGTGGTGGTAGTACCAATCAGACAGCAAATATACCAATTCGCAATAGTATCAGAAATGTTCAAATAGCTTACAATAGTGGTACACCAATATATACAATAATGATGCCCTTTAAAGAGGTTAAGAGATTAGAGAATTCTTATTTGAGTTCAGATAGTGCTAGTCCAGTATCTTGGGTATGGGCAGGGCTTTTATACATTAGGCCAATGACGGGTATGACGGGATTGATTGTATATTACTTAAAAGAACCTACAGATATAGCAGCAAGTAATGCTGATTGTATTTTAAATGTATCACTACATGACATTGTTGTTGATTTGGCAGAAGCTGAATTATGGCGAATGGATAACAAGTCATCCAGAGCACAATTAGCACAAGCGAATGCAATGGAACAAATTAAAATTTTAAATGATAGATTGGCTGTAGAAGCACCAACAGGAGTAGGGACATGAAATGGACTGATTTAATTGATAGAGCGTTGGTTCCATTTGAAGGTAGGATCGGACAGTTGGATACAAGGGCAGGAAAATATTTAGACGAGGCCCAAGAAGATTTCGCATTATATACAAAATGCTATGTAAGGAAGTTTAACATATACATTGCAGCAGATAAAACATATATTGATTTACCATCTGATTTTGTTGAGATGGCTGACTCACCTATTTTTAGGGGAGATTATTTACGACAACGTACAAGCAATGCATATTTATATAATCAAGATTCATCAAATAATTTATTTAATAAGGGTACTCCCCACGAATATTACTTAGAGAACAGGAGACTCCATTTAATTCCAAGACCTACTCAGGCTGGGGTATTAACATTAACCTATGTTGCTACTCCTACTAGTCTGAGGGGAAAAACAGGAATGTATCAAGTTCGATTTGATAATTTGCAATCAGAATATTTTCGTGATGGTGAAGGTTTAAAATCAAGAGTAGGTGCATCAAATACAACTAATACAGTTGCAACTATTGAAAGAGCCGACCATTTTGAACCGAAAGCAGGTTTAATTACTTATTCTAATGTCACCAATGGTTTCACAACAGACAATGAAGATTTTTATAGCACTGGTGATGAAACAACGTATTATGAAAATTTATATGGAACAAATTGGAGTAGTATTGTTACTGCATGGAATAATTTAGGTTTTGGTGGAATTGCCACTATTAATGGCAATCAATATTCATATACCGAGACAAAGCCTATTATACCTGATGTGTATCATTATTTGTTAGCAGATTATGCTAAAGCAATGATTCATCAGGATATGGGTAATGGTAATGAATACCAGAATCATTATACTGTTTATATGGCTAATCGAGAAAAGGCTAGAACAGTTGTAGCAAATGCAGATGTAGGTGGTATGGCTTATGTTTCGGATAGGTTAACCAGTGGTGTCCTTTAATGAAAATAGAAATCAAAGATTTTAAAGGAATCGCATCGAAAGCGGACCCCAATGATTTAGGACAAGAATTTGCAGTAACAAACCAAAATTTTCTTTTAGATACTCCTGGAACATTAGTTAAAAGACCAGGAAGAAGTTCGGCATCAACATTATCTACATTGCAATTTTCAGATGTGAAATACTGGTCACCTAGTAATGTAAATTTATCTGGTGCAGAAATCGCAGGTATTTGGACTGGTTACGATAAAGATGATAAAAAATTAAAAACTATTACTAGTAATTTATTTACAAATCCAGCACCAACTCCCACAGTACTTGGTTCAGCGTATTCCTCTAATATACCAACAGATTTTGACTTACAAGACCACGGAACAGAATTTAGGTATGCACCTAATAATTTAGCACAGGGTCCAAAAATACTACAGCATATTAGTAGAAACTTTTTTAGTGGTAGTTATACTGTAGATGAATTTGTTTTTCAGGATGCCTTATTATCACATCCACCTGCTGATGACATTGTATTTGAATCATTGCTAGTATCTGCATCTGTTGCAGGTCTGGCTATTGATACAAATAAGTTACATAGTTATAAACTAAGTGTATTGTATGATGGCATTCAGGAGATACCATTAACTGATTCTTTTAAGTCTTTATCAACTTCTATTAGTAATCGAATGGCTCAGATTAAAATAACTATACCATCTGGGTCTACTGGTACTGCACCAAATAAAACATATGAATTTAATCCGAGGATTACAGGAATAAAGATTTACCGTGAAATCGAAAGTGCAGGTACTTTTTTTCACATTGGAACCATTCCAATTAATACAAGTAGTTCTAATACAAATACATTAATTACAGCTACTAATTCTAATTATAAAGTGGGTCGAACAGCAGTATATGCCGATGCATTAATTGGTAATACAG